TCGCCTGGAGCGTGTTGAGCGCGGTCTGGGCGATGATGGCGGAATTAACCGTTGCGTGTGAGTTGGGCATGGCGGGTTAGCGGTTGAAGTGAGAGGCGAGGTGTTGTTGATAGAAGGCGGCGGCTTCCTCGGGCTGTTTGGCGCTGACGAGGCGGTCGTATTGGGCGACGAGTTCCTGCAAGGAGTTCGCTTGAGGTGCTTGCTGGTGATCGCCTGCGGGGGTGACGCGGGCCGGGAGCGTGGTGCCGGTGGAGGCGACGACACGGGCGACTTCAAGTTGCAGCTTCCGGTCAAAATCGACTTGCGACGCCTGGAGTTCGGTTACGCGTTCTTTCAGCGAGGCGACTTGCTCGATGGCCTTGTCGTGTTCGCCGGTGAGCGTTTCGAGTTGGGCCGAGAGCGTTTCCACTTCGCCGCGCAGCGAATCCGCGTTGGCGGAGGCTTCGTTGAGAAGTTCGGTCTGGGCTTGGTGATCCCGTGTGAGGTCATCGACCTGGGTGCGGGCTTCCAGTAGTTGGTCTTCAAGTGCGGTGGTCATCGCCCGTGATCCCGTGTCAACCGACGCGTGATAGACGCGCAGACGGCGCATGGCTTCGGCACGATCCGGAACCATGCCCGCGAGGTTGTGGCGCTGGGACTGCTTGCCGCTGAACGTCTGGCCTTCCATGGCCTCGGCGGGGATCGCACGGCCCTTCGCCAACACCGCCGCATGAAACTCCCCGGCGATTTCGGCAAGGTTGGAAGAGATAAGTTCGCGCTGGTCGTCGGTGAGCGGGGTGCCCGGTGCGCCCATCGCCTTGTATTTGCCGACGGAAAAGACCTCGACCTTGAGTCCCGCCTTGTCGAGAGCCGTGCTGTTGTCGATCACGGCCTGCACCACGCCGATGGATCCGACCTGTGCAGACGGAGTGGCATAGATGGCGGTGGCCTGTGATGCGACCCAGTAGGCGGCGGATGCCATCAGACCGGAAGAGAACGCATAGACGGGCTTTTGCTTGTTGAGTGAAGCGACTGCCGCCGCGAGTTCGGGAGTGCCTGCCACGGTGCCACCCGGCGAGTCGATGTTGAGAAACACCGCCTTGATGTCGGGGCGTCCCGCAGCTTCACGAAGTGCCTCGCCGATTTCCTCGGAACTGGTCGCACCGAAGAAGATTCTGGCGAAGAGGTCTGGCTTGCGAAGGATCGGGCCTTCAATGGCGACCACGCCAATGCCATCCTCGACGGAAAGCAGGGAGCTGGCCGGTTGGTGTTGGGGAAGCGATCCACCGCGATCCACGAGGCCACGCAGAGAAGCGGCCATGGAACGCAGGGCATCGGGTTGGATCAACCATTCACGGGTTTGCAGGAGCGGATTCACGCCCGGTTGCAGGTGTCAACGCGGGGCCGCTTGGCTTCCACAGCATCTCGACCGGTAAGCCATACTTGTTGGCCGTCTCCAAAATCAGTTTCGCATCGCTGGCGCGGCGTTCGATTTCCTCACCGAAGTCGGCACCGAGTTCCTGAAAGTGGTCTGATAGAGTCTTGAGTCCCATCTCCACGTCAGCGCGGTTCTGTTGGGCCTCACGTCCGGCGTCCACAGTCACACGCTTCGGCGGCACTGAGGAAATCTTCCACCATCCTTCCACGGGCGGCAGAATTCCGCGGCTGATCGCGTCGCCAATCACATAGGTCCACACCGGCTTGATGAGGCGGCGTTCAAGGATCATCTGGCGGAAGGAGAACCGACGATCCGCCTTAGCCACGATCAAGCGCACGCCGGCACCGCCGATCTTGCTGGAATCCGCCGCGAACTCGAATGGGATCATGCCAAGGGCAGAATCTCGCCGCAGATGTTCCAAGAATCCGGTGAACGTGGGCGACGGGCGGTTCGACTGGAAACTGTCGAGTGATTCGTCGGGTTTGAGCGCGATCAATTTGCCGCCGACAATGCGTTGGAGGGAAACCGGATCGCTGGATTCCACTCCGCCAGCCGCCCCGCCGACTACGAAATCACCGTTGTCGTCCAGTTCGCCGCGTGCCGTTTTGAGGATTCGTGAAACGTCGGCGTTGTCCTTCACCGCATGTTTTTCCAGCGCGAGAAGTTCCATTTCATCGAGAACGTGGTTGATCGAATGCTGGATCGTCGGATGAGAACGAACGCCGCCCGCCCATTCCGGTTCGTGGATGTGGAGAATCGCCGGAGCCGGCAGATCGCGCCCCTTGCCGTTGTCCTCCAGGACTCGATAGAAGATCGGTGCGCCCCAGGCATCGAGTCCCACGCCGTCGATGGTGTCCTTCGAGCCGAATTCATCGCCGATGCGGTGGGACTCAATCAACTGGATGCGTGGCTCGCCGTCGCCATCGCGGGTTTTGTGAATGAAGTATTCGCCGTCGATGTCCATGCCCCGGCAGACGAGCGCCTGGCATTCCTCAAACGAAAACCGGCGCGTTACCTCACAACGGGCTGACCACAGGGCGAAGTAGGCTTCGGCGGCGCGGTTCCATTCCGGCTTGGGTGATTGGGCCTGGACGCGGATGCCGTCGCCGGTCGAGTAGATCGCCATGTTGGCGACGAGTTCCCGCATGAATCCGCTGTTTTTGTGGAGGTAGCGCGACTTGCGGACCAACTCGGTGCGAACACCCGGTGTGAGTTCGTTGCGAGCATCAGTGGGTGAGGCTCCCGGCACGGTGCCACGGCGGGGCGACCAATTTGCAGCCTCGAACGGAGATCCCCATGCCTTCGGCACGAGGACGGGCGGCAGCCAACGCATGGCGATGTGTTTGAGGCTGGTCATTTCGGGAGGTAGCCAGAGATGAAGGAGACGGCGGCGATGCGGGGTTTTCCGTAGGTGGCCGGATCGAGCACACGGAGCGCGTGGTCGCATTCCTCAAGCACCTGATCGACTGGCATGGTGAACTGCTTGGCAGTGGAGGTGTCCGCGTCGTTCCAGTTCATGATTGTCTTGCCTTCGAGAATGAGTTCCTTCGCCCGCCGCTGAATGGCGAGCACCTCTGAAACTGTGAATCCGGTGATGAATAGTCCGCGAGCCATGCACGGCGGCGGGTGTCAACGACCACGCCATGTGGCGTTGTTGCCCCGCGTGTCGATGTGGACAAAACCGGACGACGGATAGAGTCCGAGACCTCCGGTGAACTTGCCGGCCTTCCGCCATTCGATCAAACGATCATTGACCCGCTGCGGGCTGACGCCGTCGATGGTGATGTCGAGGGCCGTGAATTCCTTGTGCTGGCTGAGAGGTGCGCCGCCGACTGTCTTGTTGTAGTCGGGCGAGCGGTAGGAACTCAGAATGCGGCAGGGTTTGCCGAAACTCTCGCGGAGGTCGTCCACGATGCGCAGCGTGGGCACGATGTTTTTCCAGAGCCTCTTCGGCGGTTGACTGTTCTTCACTCCTTTTCGCTGCGCGGCGAAGTAGGATTCGAACTCGCTCGCGCCGAAGTGCCGGAATTTCTGGGATTCGAACCAGTCGCTGAACGTGCTCATGGCTTACTTGGAGGTGCTGGGTTCGACGATGATTTCAAAGCGACCGTCGGGATACACCTTGATCTGACCGTCGCCCGTGGTGAGGTTGCCGGTAATCTGAGGTGTCATGCAGGACGGGAGCAGGAGCGACAGGGCGGCGAGTAGGATTTCAGTTCTCATGGCTCCTCGTCCGAAGTGTCAACTGGCGCGGATGCCACCGCTTCGCGACCCACGATCTTGAGCATGGTGGCCGCTGCGACCTGTTCCGCCTCGCAGTCGTAGTAATGGTTCGGTCGTGAGCCGATCCTCTCATACAACCACTTGCCGTTCTTCTTGATCCGGTGCTCGCTTTCCATCTGGGCGAGATAGTCGTCGTCGATGTCGTCGGGCACTTCCCACGCCGGGCCGTCGTCCGGGTTTTGATTCCGGCGCAGGCGGGCGAGCGTGTCCTTGATGTTGAGGTTGGACCAATAGAACACCGAGCACGATTGCCCCCGGCCGAGAACAACTTTCCTGCGCGGCGAATAGAACCGCTCCACCGACTTCCGACCTTTGACCTTGTGGGTGAACGTCGCCCGCTTGTCGCCCATTAGAGCCGTCCATCCGTGTGCCGCGCATTCGCGATAGACGTCATAGGTGGCGTGGCCCGCGTCGATGAAGACGAGATTTGGGTGAATGCCGAAACGCTCCTGCACACTTTCTACGTCGGTGAAGGTCAGGATCCGCTCGTTCCAAATCAGTCGGCTGGATCCGTCCTCAGCCCATGCGCGGACAACAAGGAACAAGTGATCCATCTGGCAATCGACCGTGAGGATGCGGAGTGGACATGCGCACGGTTCGCCAGCCGGGACCAATCGGCCATGGGCATCCACGCCAGCCTCACCGTCCCAGGTTTCGCCTTTCAGGTAGCCGCCCGGGACGATGTCGAGTTTGTAGTCTTCCAGATACTCGCGCCATGCGAGGGCGAGACGCTTTTGATAGAACTGCTGGATCAAACT